ACAACCTTCTTAAGGTTTAACAGAGATAATACTGGCGCTAGTGGTACAGGCGCACAAAACGCTTGTTGGTACTTAGATGGTAACGCAACCCTTAACTGGGTCGGTGGGTCAGCTATTGGTGCTCCAGTTGTTTACTGGAACGGGACGCACAAGCTCATTGAGGGCCGTTGGATTGGGATTACTGCGTCCTACGGGATGATGTTCCGTATCCGTGGAACTATCCCAACTGACGGGTTTAAGAACTTCTTTATCTCTAGTCACAGAACTGTTATTGATGTTTCAGCCACTACAACATTTGATAGACTGTCAACAGTAAACAGCTTGACCGAAGGGCGTGATCGAAGAATCTTCACCAACTTTAATGGTCAGAATGAATACGACACTTGGACACGTAACGGCTACACCAGAACGTACATAAATAATACGACAGGCATGAATCTCAGGGTTGACGCTTTTACGAATAGTACCACTCAACGTGGTGGTCAAATTCCTGTCTACAAAGATTACGTTCTTAATGTTGTTGACGGTGATAAAACTGCATTAGTTGGCGCTGAAACTCGTGTCCTTACTTATGATGATGGCAACCGTATCAACTACCCAGCATTGCCTAACGCAGTTAACGAAGAGCTAACGTTTATTGATTTAACTTCCATCGAAGACTCATTCGCAACATCTGATGCCCTTGGGCAAGTGACAGGCCAAAAGCTACTCAAGACTTGGACTGCACGTATTCCAGCAACAGAGCCTACAGGCAATACCATTTCTAGGTTCTGCAAGTATCCTCTGGATGCAGTAAAGCAAGATAAGTCTTTTGTTGATGTTGTGTCAGTGACCTATCTGCAATCCTTGATTGTCTACGAAGTCAACTTCAATGGTGCTGAGGTGCTTGAGCAAGATATTACCATGTTCCCTGACTTCGTGGTTACTGAGCAGGATGTAGCTGTTACAAACGCATACGCAACAATCGACACGCCAGCGGAGTTCTACGATAGGGCTAAAGCGTATCTTGTGGGCAATCTTGGGACAAACTTGGCGCACATTGTTGGGAGAGAGGGAAACCTACTCAACGCTGGCGCTTACAATGTCGCTATTGATCCAGTGGCTGCTGCACCGTTTGCCCTAGTTGGAAACACCATCACGATTAAGTCCTCCAACTTTGTTGGTGATATGAAAACGACTGGCTTAATCACACTCTTGAATGGTGCTGCGTTCACAGGTATTCGTACAGATGCCAACGGCACGGTCTACCCGAACTTGAACATCAGCATCTCTGGTATCTCAGCGGGGTCTCGTCTCTACGTCTTCAACGAAACCACATCCACTGAGGTTGTTAATGAAGTTGTCGCTGGGACTACCTACACCGAAAGTTACCCTGAGGGCACAGGTTATTCCGCTGGCGATGTAATTAAAATCCGACTGACTAAAACTGACGGAGTTACAGCTAAACTAGGTTACGAGACTGTCACAGTGGCATCTTCCCTTGGTTGGTCAGCCCTTGTGTCCCAAGTAGATGATACAGTTTACGGCTTACTTGGTGTTGATGGTAGCTTGGTTAATAAGTTCCAAGCGGATTACATTAACCTAGAAGTTGACTTAAATATAGCTGCTGACTTTACGGTAGCAGAAGTCTATGCTTGGTGGTCGTACAACTTAACGACAGAATCTGGCATTAGGAACTTCTTTGGTGGACTTACAGCCTTGGATTTAGCTAACTTCAGAATTGATACTGGTGTAGTAGACTTGCGTTTGGATAACACAACTAATGTTAGCGTAATTCAGACAGACAACAGAAGGCTCTACCGCTCGGATGAACTTTACCCAGTTAAGTCTCCTACAACAAGCGGCTACGGACTTGATGTAGTTTGGCGTAACACTGTGCTTGTGACTGGGCTTACAACCGCTCAGGAGACTAAGTTGTTCTCTCTGGACACTGACAACCTAGATGCAGCAGTCTCAACAAGGTCTACCTTTGACCCTGATGCGGACGTTGTAGCTAATGTGGCCCTCGTGGATACAGTAACTGCTAACACTGATATGCGAGGGACTGACGGTGCAAGTACGTTTGACCCTGCTATTGACGATGTTACCACTGACACAGCTAGTAGGGACGCTTCTAAAGCTGACTTAACTGCACTTGAAGCAGATGTAACTTCAATCAAGACTAACACTGGACTAATACCAGCTTTACTGTAGCACACCACTCGTAGGGACACACACACACTGAAAGCGTAGTTTAATGCAAATCAAAAGACTAGTAAATGATAAGATACTCTGGGACTCCTTCTTAGAAGAAGTAGATACACGTATTGTATTCGCTCAGAAGCAACTAGAGCAGCGGATTGAACCTGCTGAACTACACCGCATACAAGGTGAAATCAAAGCATTACGTAGCCTTAAACAGCTGCGTGATAAAGTCAATGGCGCTAGAACGGAGATGATCTAAATGGATAAGATGATGGAAGAAGGTGGCTTAGCCACAGACGGTATGGACATTGATCCTATCTCGGGTAATGATATCCCTGTAGGTTCTAATGCTGTAGATGTACGGGATGACGTAGATGTCAAACTGTCTGAAGGTGAGTACGTTGTACCTGCTGATGTAGTTAAGTACCTCGGTGTAGCAACCCTTGAGAAGATGGTGAACAAAGCCAAAGACGGTCTTGAGGAAATGGGTGCGAATGGGCGTATCGGTGGTGAGCCTGTTGCGACCCCTGAGGCTAAAGAGGAGCTTCTAGAGCACACCCTTTCGTCTGACTTGGATACACTTGATGGTTACGCAGCTGGCGGTCTTGTACCGGGTACTGACATTAACGGTATTATTGACCGTGTTAAAGGTGCTGCAGCTAAGGACCCATCTATTGTAAACATGCTGAAAGCTAAGGGTATCTTCATTCAAGATGCAGGCCCACAGGCTAAACCAGCTGCTGTAAAAGGTATGGCAGAAGGTGGTGTAGTGAAGGATGGTACCTACCGTAGTTCCTTCGATCCTGCTCAGTACCAAATGGGTTTCTCGTACACAGGTAGCCCCCAGACAGGCCAAGAAGCTGCAGAACAACAAACAGGAAGTTCTACTGTAAACGTGCCTGCTGTTGATTATGAAACACAAGCAACTAAGCCTGTGGAGCCTGATGGTGGAGGGGCTGCTGACCAAGGGGTAGCGTCTACTACAGCAGCTAGTCAAGGAGACGCTGGCGGTGGTAGTAAGGGTTGGATGGGTGGCTTCGACTATGGAGACCCTGACGCACTTGCTGAGGCGACTATGTCTACCATGAGTGAGGATGGTAAGTCCCTTGGTCAACAGGCTCTCGGTTATGCAGGTCAGATCTTCGGTGGCCCGCTAGGGGCTTTAGGTGTAAATGTAGTTGGTAAGGCTTTGGCGGGTTCGACCTACTCAAATGCTATGGCTAACTCAGCTGCTCTCGCTGCGCAAGGCCACACAGCTCAAGCTACCGCTATTGCGGAGGCTGCTAAAAGCTTTGCTAAAGATAACAACTTGAATACGAATGGACTGTTTACATCTGGCCTCGCTAACAAGACTGCACAGGCTATTGAAGCTATCTCACAAAACGGTACGGCCCCTAAGGGAGCTCAGGCAACGTCTACAAGAGGTACAACCGCAGCTGCTACCTCTACAGGTCGTACAAGCAGTACAAGTGGTACAAGCAGCACAGGTCGTACAGGCCGTAGCGCTGAGGATTACCGTGGACTGGGTACCAACGTTGGTGATAGGGTCGCTTCGCAGATGGAAGAATCTGCTCGTACAGGTAAGTCTATTGCTGAGATGAACGCACCAGGCCCTGAAGGTTACTCAGGCGGCTACGGAGCTGGCACTGCAGGTCAAGCCTCCGGTGGTGCTGCACAAGGCGGTACAGGTAGTGTCGGTCCTAGTGGTAACGACGGTAGAGGCAGTGGTGTAAGTGGTACAAGTGATGGTGCCGCTGGTGCTGCCACAGGTGGTCAAGGTGACCAAGGTAAAGGCTCCGGCTGGGGTGGTATGGCTAAAGGTGGTCTCGTTGCACCTCGTCCCTCCAAGAAGAAGATGGAAAAGAAACCAACTGTTAAGAAAGGTCTGGGCTGTAAATAGGCCCTTACCACCTACTCCTACATAATTAACTAAGGCCACTCAGCATAAGCTGACCCCAACATAAAGGAACACACAATGGCTAAAGACATCGTTAAAGAAGTAAAGACTAATGAGGCTATGATGGCCCGTGGAAGCAACTACGCAACTAAACAAGCTCGTATTGATAAGGATGAAGCGGAACTAGCAGCCTTGATGGCGTCTCAGAACGGCGTAGAGGCCCCTGAGGAGGCCGAGGATGAGTCTGAGGTACCTGAGGCACCTAAAGAGGTTAAAGAGCCTGTAGCGGACGCTCCTGAGGGTGATGAGTCTGACGAAGACGACGAGAAGCTTAGCCGTGAGGAGAAGTCCTTTAAGAAACGGTACGGTGATCTACGTCGACATATGGCTGAGAAGGAAAAGGAATGGAAAGAGAAGCTTGAAACTGCTAAGTCCGACACCTCTGTCCGTCCACCTAAGTCAGACGAAGACATCGAAGCTTGGGCCAGTAAACACCCAGACGTAGCTGCTATTGTGGAAACTATCGCGGAGAAGAAGGCTGCTGAGCGTTTTGCTGATGCTAATGAACGGTTCAAGGAGCTAGACGACGCTAAGTACGAAGCTACCCGTACCCGGGCTGAAACAGAGATTCGTAAGGCACACTCTGACTTCGATGATCTCCGTGAGGCAGACTCGTTCCACGACTGGGTTGATGAACAACCTAAGTGGGTACGAGATGCTCTCTATGAGAACTCAGACGATGCTGGTAGTGTTATCCGTGTCCTTGACCTCTATAAGGTCGACAATGGCCTTACCCCTTCCGCTAAGAAGGCACAAGCCAAGGATGCTGCTAAGACAGTAGCTAAGAAGTCCCGTACTGTAGTTGATACAGACGAGGCAGGCTCTTATCTCAAGGAATCAGTTATCTCTAAGATGAGTGATAAAGAGTTTGAGAATCGTTACGATGAAATCCAAGAAGCAATGGCCTCCGGTAAGTTTGTCTACGACATCTCTGGCCGTGCTCGCTAATATCATTATACTCAATTAAACCTTGACACTTAAGGATGAGTATGATATAACTGTATATGTTTAACGGCCCCTCGGATACCCGTGAACATATACAGTAGCCCCTAACGGGGTCGACTACTGAACACTAATAATCTCTAAGACTTACCTGATTAAGTACAGGCCCTGGAGGGACTAGCTGGCAAGCTACCCTGAAAGCACCCTAGAAACCTATCAGCCTCTTATCCCGATTGTTTAGGTTCTCTTAACTGGGACACCACTACGTCCTACTTTATCAAGCCAAACATCTAAAAGGATATATACAATGGCTTTCCAAGCAGCTGCCGGTCACGGCAACCTCCCAAACGGTAACTTCTCTTCAGTAATCTACTCGAAGAAAGTCCAACTTGCTTTCCGTAAGAAGGCAATCTGTAACGACATCACTAACTCTGACTACTTCGGTGAGATCAGTGCACAAGGTGATACAGTTAAGATCATCAAAGAACCTGAAATCTCGGTATCGAGCTACGCTCGTGGTACACAGATCTCTGCTCAAGATCTTGACGACGAAGACTTCTCGCTTGTTATCGACAAAGCTAACTACTTTGCTTTCAAGATTGACGATATCGAAGAAGCACACAGCCACGTTAACTTCATGGACCTTGCAACCAACCGTGCGGCATACCGCTTGGCTGACCAGCTTGACCAAGAAGTTCTTGGGTACCTTTCCGGTTACAAACAGTCTGCTCTGCACGCTGCTGGTGACACTGTAAATGACCAAGTAAACGGTACTGTTGCTATCCCTACTGCTGGTACAGATGAATTGCTGACTTCGATGAAGCTCCGCAAAGACTCGTTCGGTAACATCACAACAGTTTCTGCTGCAGATCACTCGATCCCAGTTGCTGCTCGTCTCCCAGGTGCAACTGCCCTGCCGACAGCGTATGCTTCCCCTGTTATGTTGATCAACCGTATGGGTCGTTTGCTTGACCAACAGAACGTTGACAAAGATGGCCGCTGGATCGTAATTGACCCAGTTCTGCTTGAAGTACTCATGGACGAAGACAGCCGCTTCCTGAACGCTGACTTCGGTGACTCGGGTGCCCTGCGCAACGGTCTGGTCATGAACAAGTGGAATGGCTTCCGCGTCTATGTCTCGAACAACCTGCCAAGCGTAGGTGGTGGTGCTGCTACTGCAGGTACAGCTAACCAGAACACTGACTACGGTGTTATTGTTGGTGGACATGACTCTGCTGTTGCAACTGCTGAGCAGATCAACAAGACAGAGACATACCGTGACCCAGACAGCTTTGCTGACATCGTTCGTGGTATGCACCTCTATGGTCGTAAGATTCTGCGTCCAGAAGCTCTGGTAACAGCTAAGTACAACCTTGCTTGATAGTTAAAGGACTGTAACATGATCAAAGGACTTCCCTCAGACCACCCATCCTACACTAACCGTGTATGTAAGTCCTGTGGGGAGTTCAAGAAGGCCGATCAATTCGGCGTACACAAGCATAAGGCATGTTACGGTGGGTACCAAGCACAGACTAATTGTCTGTCCTGTGAGAAAGACAGGAAGCTACGTAGCCACCTAAAGCACACCTACAACCTTGAGTACGGCGATTACCTTCAGATGGTTTCTGAGCAGGGTAACAAGTGTTATCTTTGTGATGAGGAACCATCAGATGTGTACGGACGTTTGGTAGTTGATCACTGCCATGTAACAGGTGACGTAAGGAAGCTGTTATGTCGGGTGTGCAACGTACACCTAAGTCGCATCGAAAGTAAGCCTGATTACCTTGCTCGTGTTACATCTTACTTAACTAAGCAAGCCTAACTTGGCATAAGACAGTGGGTACCCTAGGTAACTGGGGTACCTCCTTTTGCTAGTCATACATCTTGAAAGGATTCTTAAATGGCTCTCTCCACTTCCCTGACGTCTAAGGCCTATATGGTCGAAAAGACGATTAACCTTGGTACCGCT